TTTGGCTTCTCTAGGCCCACCGGGCGGGCGCAGCGAGGGAGGGGACACCTACCCGCCCGGCAGTGACGCGGTGGCGCAGCAACACCACCGCGCGTCTATAAGCCCTTTGGCTTCATCTCTGGCATTTCTTGCCCAGCGTCTTCACCTTCACCGCTTTGCAGCGGCTCATATTCCTTCAGCGTATCGTAATCAAGAACAAGCGGCTGAGGAAACAAAATGGTGTTTTCGCTGGTTGTATTGATCGCCCATTCGATGACGCGAGCTTTATTTTCAGGATCAAGCAGAGGAATCAAAACTTCCATCATGCTGATAACAGACTTCTGGCGAACTTCTTCGTTTTTGGCATCACTTTCTTCGTCTTTCAGCAACGAAGGCCATTCGCTTTTGAAGCTGTTCTTCCAACGCCAGAACGCCTCTTTGTATCCAATGTCTTTGTATTCAGGAAAATCGTTTTGAATGGTGTTATAAAAATCTTCATTCCAGGCGCGACGCATTACGATGTCGTCAAAATAATCATACAAAGGCTGCATCCAAACTCGGATGCTGTCGATGTAACGAGAGTTGTTCTTTGCGTCTTCCGTCCCTTCGCCAAAACCAGCAACCATCGTTTCATTCTCAAGCATCTTCGCTGGCATATCTGCGGCAGTGGCAATGTTTTTTAGAATGTTGGTGCGAGCATAAGTGCCAGCGCCGTCGATATTCATCAGATTCAAAGAAGCGATATCTTCCGTGATATCAATCGACATTACGTTGTTTGTTTCTGCTTCTTTCAGCAGTTGGCGTTTGACTCCGGCCAATTTCTGCATTGCATTGTCGATGATTGAGCCTGGAGCTTTCATCTTGGCAATGATGAGGCCGACTTTACGCGCCACCATATCGTCAGCAACCATCGTGTTGACGAATGATTTGAGCGGGAATAGAGCGCGCTGATAAACTGATCGACCAACGTAACCAAAAGCAGAAGTGGTGTATTCAATATAGATTGGGCGCTCATTCATCAACACCATTGCGCGGCTGCGATGATATGCAACCCCATTGGCAGAGATGATGGTGTATTTTTGAAAGTCCGCCGCATTTGGGTCTTGATTTAATACAAGCGAACCAGCGGTGTTGAGAGGATCAAGGACATTGAAAAATATTGGCAAATCGCTCAGTTTTTCAGGCGGGATTTCTTTGTCTGGTGCATATTCTTCCGCCCCAAGAATGATGGAGCCAATGCCATAAATCCGCGCCGTGCTGGCGACTTGAGCAATGAGGTGATCCGCGCCAATCTTTTGCCACTCTTTGTCGAATGCATCCTTCACCCGTTCTTCAGGGCTGTTGGAAATGGTAACAATTCGCTTCTGGCTTTGGGCGACCATAATTGGAGAATCAACCATCTTCCGGCCAAGCGGATGATAGGCATAAATTGCTTTGCAAGTCTGATACGAAACATCACTGCCAGGAATGATTTCATCACATTGCAATAATTGTTGCAACTGATTTCCGAGTTTCGCACCAGTGACGTTGATGGTTGACACTATTTTTCCGCCTTCTTAAGACCGAGCGCGATATGACGATCAAGGTGGGACGCTACCGCATCACTTGCGAGATAAACCGGAATTTGGCCGACCGCAAGCGGTTCAACAAGAACAAGTCCAGATGATTGGATGGCTGCATCCAAAACAACTTGATTGATCTTTACATTGAAACTCAACAATTGATGCAAAAGGCGCGCATTTAGACTTTGCATTAAAAACCCTCCTGATTGCCCAAAGCGATTGCCACCCCATATGTAAAAGCGTCCAGCAAATCATCAGATTGATTCGGCACACCAAGGCGAAAGCCAAAAACTTGCTTTATCATATGATTGGCGCTCACACCTTTATACACAGTGACTTTTTCATGCGCATGGCGAGACAATTTGACTTTCTGCTGGTGTATGTAACCACTCACAGAAATCGCTCGTTCATCTTTTCCAACCGATGTCAATTTGCTGTCGATCTCTTGCACTGGCCAACCGCGCCGACGCCCTTGCTGTAAAAGGATCATGCCAGAGGCTTTGTCTTCAATGAATGCCCCAAGAGAGCCATAGATGGCTTTCAATTCGCGGGCGAACATTTCCAACTTCTCAAACACAGTCGGCAACCAGGATTCAAGCAATGATCCTTCAATCTGTAAGATTTCCCAATCAAGCATAATCAATTTCACTTCGCTGTTGATTGTGCTCAACCAAAAACAGATTGCTGTGCCGTCATTTTTCGATCCAGTTTTTACCGCAGTGTCGATTGTTGCAAAAACAGCATTGCAGATTGGTGGAATGGTAATTGATTGACCGTCAATAAGAACATGCTCAACATCAAAGAATGAAGCGCCAGAAGGCTTTGGATCTTGTTGGTAGAGCGCACCAAATTCACGATCACCAATCGCTTTGCGTATTTTTTCCAGCGCTTCATAATCATATCTTTCCGGCCATAGCGCACCATTGTTTGGGCCAATGGCAGGCATGCGCAGGATTTCCCATTGATCGCCGCCTGTTTTCGCCGCTTCCAAAAGACGCCCAGCCAAATCATCTTCATGCCATCGCGTCATCGTCAATATGACCGCACCGCCCGGCATTAGGCGGGTGTAGGCGGTGGAAACATACCAATTCCAGACACCCTCCCGCACTGTTTCGCTTTCCGCCTCTGCGCGATCTTTCACAGGATCGTCAATGTTTAGCAAATCAGCGCCGCGACCAGTGATGGCAGACCCTACGCCCGCAGACACATATGATCCACCTTGATTCGTATGCCAACGATTTTTGGCTTGACTATCTTCCGCCAACCGAACCAAAGGGAACAAAATGCGAAACTCTTTTGACGCGCAAATGTTTCGCACGTCTCGCCCAAAATCAGAAGCAAGGTCCGCGCCATAGCTGGCCGAAATGATCTGTTTCTTTGGACTGCGGCCAAGCATCCACGATTCAAGACGTTTGGAAACCAGTTCTGATTTGCCATGCCTTGGCGGAGTGAAAATCATCAGCCGCTTGCATTCACCCCTTTCCACCCGCTCCAGTTTGTCGCAGATGGTCCTGTGCATATCGCCAACGATATAATCAGGCTTTGTGTATTGGGTGAATTTCAAAAGCGAGCTTCTGGCCTCAATCCTTCGCGTCAACTCCATCCGTATATTCGATTGCGCCTGCGAGAGCAGCCAATTCCGCGTCGGAATAATCTTCGATGGATCGTCTGACATTTGCGTTCAAATCGACAGAAGACAAGCGAGGGTGCAGATATGGCGCGACTTCTTTGGCGATTGCAGCGGCTTCATTCCATTTCCCTTCATAGGCCCGAATGCCCATTGCTGTGAGCATGACTTGTAGTGGCGTCATATCCCGTATCTCTTTCGGAATATGCGGCATTGTGTTTTCAATTATCTGGCGCGTGTCCATTGCGTATTTGTGCGCTTTCCTCAATTTCAGATTATCAGCAACGCCCTTTGGCCGCCCTGCGCCGGGTTGAGCGCCCCCTCTCCGGCCTTTGTTGCCCTGTGCCATTTTACCCTCAAAGATTTATTTCAAGAAAATCTTTCTTTTCCACCACAAACGCAAGTTTCATCTTTACAACCTGCGCAAGAGTAAACTGTTAATTTTGAAAGTCATTCCCATAACGTGAATTTCAACGATTTCTTTTCCACTGGTTGTTACGCGAGCTTTGTTTGACTTCATGAAACCATCCAGTATCATAACATGCTCACCTGTTTTGAAACTGACCTTTCCTTTGTTTTTATCATCAACTGAAAGCCAGAGTTTAGACGCCTCACGGATTTCCAGAATTTCTTTGTCTGATATCTCAATCGGTATCCCACCACTGGAAAATCCTTTTGAGCGAGCAATCCAGAAAAACTTTCTTTCATTTTCACCCAAACCCTGATCACAACCCTTCCTGATAAAAAACAAACCAGGGTATGCCGGAGAAACAACAGAAATTGTATTTCCGCGTTGGTCTGATGCTCTTGTTTTGGTTACAATTGGGCAATAAGCTTCACCACCATTCCCATTGCATTTTTGCGTCATTTTGAAAGTCAGGTCTGCGGAAGTCATAGCCATCAACCAGGGCATTTTCATCTCCATTTAGGCATTTTCGAGCACAGGTTCCACGTTAAATAAAAATCTCAGGTTTCAAGACTAAGGGGATATTATATATTACTATTAAAACCCCCCCAGAATATAGAATAACGAATAATAAGAACCTGGAACCACTTAAACCTTTGATCTCTCGTCGGCGTCTTTTTCTTTGCAACAATCTTAAAAATGACTGGTATATAAAAAACCGTTATCAACCCGTTCCATTCTGGCCTTCCTTTTCTGTTTTATTGACTGCAACGCCTCGGCCATTGAACATAGAAAATGCCCTTTTCCTTTTGTATCGACAACCAATATCCACACCTTTATTCCAAAGCCCCACATCACCCAACCAACCCTTTTTTGGCTCGGGCGAAGGGTCACTTTCCATTCAAACACATTCTCTTTTAAGTCCACTTTCCCTGCTTTGAGCTCAAAGGGAATCAGCCTATCTCCAACAATCACCATTGCATCAGGAACGCCAACTGTTCCGCCAGCGGCCTGTTCGATCCAGAAAACTCTTTCACCTGCTTGCTGTTTGAGGAATTTTCTGGCCGCGCTTTCTGTTTTATTGATCATAGGCTATGCTCCATCAATTCCGATGGCTTCATCATTGCATTGCGAATTTCAGCGATGGCCGCCGCTTGATCTTCTGCCCGGCTGGTTAAGTCCCACAACTCATCATTCATTATCACATATTGCAACCGTCCATGAACCTTGATCCTTAGAGGATACGTCCTCAGACCAATTTCCACCATCACCTTGCGCAATTCATAATCCGAATCAAACACCCGTCCTTGAACGGAATGCCTCACCCATTCCACCACATCTTTGATAACCAGCGCCCCTGGCCGATTGCAATCCTTCAAACATTCCGCGAGTGCAGCCGCTTCTTTCTGTGCTTCTGACCTTGAGCCTTCAATCATCTCCTTCTTTCGTTCCGTCATCGGCGCTCGTTCTGAGGGCTGCACATAGTCCCCATATTCTTCTGCCCATGACTTGATGATACTGAGACCACCACCTTCAATCCATTTGCGAAACTCAGTGAATTTTTGCCTAGGCCAAGGCACTTCAGTGATTTCGGGATAAAACCAGCGTCGATCATCATTCTCCATCTTCAGGGCGCGCATAGAATTTGAACACGCGAGAACATGGCACCAGTTTTCAATCGTGTATGGCCGCATATATTTCTGATTGACCGAAACATCCTTATCAGTGATGACTGATTTCAGAGAATGATACGCCTTCCAAGACGCACCAGAATAAATCTCATTGACAATCACCAATCGCTTATTCGCCATCCATTCATTGAACGCCGAATTGCTGATGTCTGTTTCGCTTGGAAATCCAACATTTTGATGACCAACGAGCGGTGCAAGAATATTTGCGCCCAGCGTCGTCTTGCCAATCCCCTGTCTCTCACTGACCAGCAGCATTCCATAGCCCATGCGAATTTCTGGCCGTGCAATGATTGTCGCCGCCCACCGCTCAACTTGCTTACGCTCATCAGGGTGAATAAACATATATTCAAGAAATTTCAACCAAGGCTCTGCATTCCCTGGCGTCGATTTAATCTGACCCGGAACATGCAGATTGATTGCCGAAGAACCGCGAAACGTAACCATCAACCCGTCATGATCCGGGCGGTAGCAAATCCGCGCCGAACGCCCCCTGTAAGCCTTCACAATCAGCCGCGAAGTCTCGCTGGCATGGCTGAATGGAGCGAGCATCTTATTCAAAATGCTTTCGGCGCGCATGATCTCTGGCATTTCAGTGCAGACAAAAAGATCAGCTTCTTCCACATACGCCCACATATTCTTGAACGAATCACGAAGAATTGCTGACGGTTTGCCTTTTGGATTGGGAATGAGATCAGTCGCCCAAGTCGCTGGGTGCAGGCAATCGCGGAATGTTGGCCCGATATAATGCGAGCCACCTTCAGCATCCCCAAAAAGAACATCAGGATATGGGTCTGCCATATCAAAGCTTTTGGGAAACTCATCTGTGAATTGCAGCATAAAGGTGGGAAGTCTCAATTGTTGCGAGATAGCAGGAACCGCAGCCTTCCCCGGCTCATCATTGTCCGCGACGATGTAGGCCCGCTTAATGCCCGCACGGTGAATAACTGCCCAATCCGTCCTATAGGGACTCATCGCGCCCCCGATCCACCCGAGATGCACCGCGCCTTGCATCTCCGCGCCCCAGGGATGGGCTGCTAG